AAAGATTCTGGTTGTAGTCGCTTTCCAGCTGGGACTTGTTCGCAGCCAGACTCGCTTCGTACATCTTGCGAATCATTTCTTCCTGACTGGTCGCAGACGGTGTTTTGTAGTTCCCGAGTTTCTCGAGATACTCCTTGTACCATTCATAAATGCTCTTGCCACTACCGGGCGAAGACGCATCCCCAACAGCGCCGGTCGTGCCGCCGCTATCATCTGTCCTGCTGCCGGGCGTGAATCCAGGATCAATATCCCCGCGTGTTGCCCCACCGGTTGCAGGCGTTCCGGACGAATTGCCGGGATTTACGCCGAATCCCGGGTCAAGCGTTCCACCTCCCTGTGCTCCGCCGTATGCCGGAGCCTGACCATCGTTTGGGTAACTCGGCGTCAAGTTCCCGTCTGTACCGGGTTTTACCCACGGCCACTGATTGTCCCCGGCGTTCCCCGGCCCCTGCGCCGGGAGCGTGACAGGCGTTCCCGCAGAGGGATTTGCAGGCGTTGTCCCTGCCGCGCTCCCGTTTCCGTTACCGGGCGTCTGTTCCGTGCCGTTCGGCGTCACACCAAATGCTGCATCGGTTTCCCGCATGGAGTTGCCGCCTGACGTAAAGCTACCAGACGGCTGATCGCTCTGCGTAGGCTGCTGCACGCTTTTTACAACGGCCTGCCCGCCCGGTGGCTGCCATGGAAGGGTGATATCATTCCCGCGAGGTTGACGCAGTTGTAGCCTCCCACCGTTTCCTACCTGTGAATCCAGCGTCGGATTTTTCCAAATATTGCTGTCGTTGATTCTCATTCAGCACCTCTTATGCCGCCGTGAAATACTGCCCTACCAGTTCGTGTGGGAGATACTGCAATGTGACCTTATCGCCAGCAGAAGCGCCGGTGCGCTCACAGAGATACAGTTTGGTGTCTTCTGGGTCTTTGTAGTACAGGCCGTAGGTGTATTCCATGCCGCGAGACGCCGGAATCGGGTCGTCGTGCGTACCCGCGTGCGTCTCGTCAATGACGGTAAACAGCGCAGGGGATATATTCGGTTCCCAGCCGGTCTGTGTGGTATGCCCCTGATCCTTGTTGACGCGGTACAGCTTGTCGATTCCGTTGTCTGCAAAGACGAGCCTGTCCCCGGGCTTGACCACCATATCAGGTGCCCAGCGCGCGTACAGTTCCTTTGCCTTTAGTGCATCTGTATCGCTCAGGCTTGCGCTTGCCTTTACGATATACGGACGCAGCGCCCGCGCTCTTTCGGTATATGTAGCCATCATTCAGCCTCCCCAAGAAGAATTTTCGCCGCCTGTTCCGCATCGGCGGAAGCTTCGCGCAGCAACTCAACCTCTGTTTTCTTGCCCATCTTGCAGGTGCATGTCCCGTCTCGATTGTCAGTAATCGGTCCGGCAACGCAGTAGTCGGAATAATCCCATTCCTGTACAGATTCCTGCGTCTCGCCGGTAGGCTGACCACTTGCATCATACACGGGTACGGTATCGCGCTGCACGACACTCCATACAAGGCCGTTCACAAAAATCTGTGCTGCTTCTGCATAAGACGCAGACAGTTTGATTGTGCAGGTGCTACGGTTCCCCCAGTTATAGTCCATCTCCAAACCGGAAATTTCAGCCGGGTATTCCTGATTATTTGTCTTGAAATAAATCATATATGCCTCCTACGACTCTACGATTTCTGCGGCAATAGCCATATGCGTTCCATCAGTTTTTGAGCAAATAAATTTTATTGTTGCATCCGAAGCCGGAGTGTATGTATATGTTGTACTTGCCGAGAAGCCTGCTCCCTGTGCAACTATCGTTCTATTGAGTTTTACATACATTTTGTCCGACCAACCGCTGCCCACCGCGCCCGTTGTCACAGTCACCACTACGCGCTCTGCTGCACTGACAAGGAGTGTTTCCCCAGGATAATGCTTTCCGTTATATGTTACATAGCCACCATCGATTGGAAAGTTCGATACCTCTGTTGTAAGCGTCAGCACATTTGCAAGCGGGATGTTGTGAGACACGCCATCAATAAGGACTTTCCCGCATTTGATTTTTTTGCTCACGCCGTCCACAAGCGCATTGCCGCCCTTGATTGTCTTGTAAACGCCGTCTATCAATGTCCTTCCTGCCATTCCACCACCTCAAACATACTGCCATGCGATTTGACCGTTGACAGTTGGAGTTTGCACATCCGAAAACAACGCCTGCCCGCGTGCCATGTACGACGTGTAGTTCGTATCATCTTCTGTAACGGCTGTGGTTCTTCCGATTTTGTTGTTGATCGCCGTCTCGTCCGGGCTAATCTGCTTCGGGAATAAATCAATCACATCAAGCCCTCCTTACATTTGGATATACGCGCACGGAATATCAACTGTCGGCACAGTATCGCAGGAGAAGGTAATCCCTGTTTCATCTGCGCCATAGACCTTTACCCCACATTTGGCCGCTTCTTGCCATTGTGCCAGCGTCGCAGACGTGTCAAGGCCGACCGCGATATTCCGCCCTGTTCCGATTGTAAGAACAGTCTTCTGCTTCTTGTCTGACCATCCTGCAACAGTCAAATTAAATGTGGAACCAGCGGATTTTTCCGCTTTCCCGTCGATCTTCTGCAGCTGTACATCACGCAGCTGATTTTCAGATTTAATTGTAGAGATATCTCTCGAATTCTCACGCGTCTGATCTAAAAGCTTCACGACAGTTTCTTGCAGAGTGACGATCGCGGTACCTGCGCTGCCACCTGCGTTGATTGCGTCCTGTACCTGCTTCGTCAGCTTTTCCATGCCGACTGTATTGTTCGGAATAGACCCCAGCGAGACGGACGAAAGCTGTGCCTGTACGTTCTCGATTGCCGCCTGAATGGTGCTTGCATTTATCGCAGTAGTCGGCGTAAATGCGAGATTCGAGGCAATCAGCGCCGGAATGAGAACGGTATTGATGTAGTTCTGCACCGCAAGACTGCCCGCATCAAACTTGGCTTTCAACTCCGCTGCGGAAAGTCCACCTACATCGTTTGGGTAATCATCCAGCTTCTGCACAATACTGAGGTCTGTATCCAGTGTCGGAATGCTCACTTACGCCACCCCCGTTTCGTTGAGCGCTCTTTGAAGTTCTCCGTAGCCGCTGCCGCCATTGACCGGGATTTCTCCGGGCTGCGGCGTTGCAGGAACAAGGTTCCCATTTGTCGCGCCCTGATTCATCTGCGCCATTGCCTGATTGCCTTTCAGCTTGTCGATCAGTTCCTGCCGCTTGGAAACATAGCCCTCCGGAATACGTTCCAGATAATCTACCAGTTCAATTTTTCCCTGCATCAGCAGATTGTCGAGCGTCTGAACGGTTGTGATTTCCGACCAGTACGCCGACGCGCCGACGTCAAGCTTCAGCGAAAGCGGGATTTTGTTCAGAATCTCGAAGTCGAACGGCGTGTTAAAATCCTGCTCCGGAAGTGTCATGCCGAGCGGCTGCGAATTCAGCTGGTCTTTTGTCAGCATTTTCACCTGAACATAGCGCGTACCGTAGTACACACGCATATGGTCAAGATAAATGCGCCCTAAATCCTCAATGGATTCATACATATTCAGCTTTACCAGTTCCAGCGGTGCATTCGAGGCGCGCTGCAAGGCCACAATCGCCGACGTATTGTCCGGGCGCGTGTCGCCAAGTGCGGCGTCGGACGCGCCCATAAAGTTCTGTGTATAGTTGATCGCGCTGTCGATGAACTGCGATACCTGCGGGCTGATTGCAGCCGGGTCAAGGATCTTCGCAACGTTATTGACGTCGCCGCCGTTGATACCGATAGCCGCGCCAACACGGCTGTCCCAGCGAGGAATGCGCGTCTTGTCATAGACAATTTTCGGGAATGCCGTTGTCATAAGGGACAGCATCGACATTGCGAACAGCTTATTGACGAAGATCTGATTCGGGATCAGTTCCGCGATAAGCGCCTGTCCGTGATAGCAGTCCTGCACATAGTCCCACGGCATCCATGTAATAGGATAAAGCTTCAGTTCCGTATCCTTCTCCGGCTCTACCTCAACGTCCCTCGTGCATTGATAGCTATGAATCGTTCCGGTATCTTCATCCTTCCAGAGATAGACGATGAGCGTGCAAAGCTTGTCCTGCAAGGTGTCCATCTGGTTTGTATAGTCTTCTGTGTCCGGGCGGATCCGGTCAAGATCGTCCTTCTTGACGCCGTTGCGCTTGGCAATGCGGCGTACCTCTTCCACCATGAGACGGCGCGGGATGATAATGTAGGGCTGTGTCTGCACGCGCCGGTCGTTCGGGTTGCCGAAGATCACGCGCGTATTCTCGATGATCTCCGTGACGATATCGCCCTTGGCCTCCTGCCCGGTTTCGATATCCGGGTCGAAGTATGTATATGTCGCGCCGTCACCGTCTACCGCAGCGTTCCGCATGAACTGGCGCGTCAGCGTGACAATTTTGTTCCGCTCGAAGATGGCTGCGAACTGCTTGTTCATAACGTCAGCAACTTTTTCAAGGTCGCCTAGGGAATACATACTGGTCGAGCCGAGCGGTGAAGCCTGCATGGACAGATTGTCACTGGAAATCGTCGCGATCTGGAACAGGGCTACGCGCTTTAGAAAGTTAAAAACCGGCGTTGGCAGGCCATTGCTTTCCACACCCTCCCACTGCTTGCCGATAAAGAAGTTTTCGTTTTTCTGTACCGTGTCGTACAAATTTAGCTGCGTGTTGACCTGTACGCCACGGTCGTATCTGGAATACGCCTTTGCAGGCGTCATTTTATCTGTTATCATTTCCTGCCACCCTGCGGCTGTCCGTCATAGCCGAGAATATTGTTCATGCCCGCCATCATTTTCTGCATCTGCTCCTGCATCCGGCGTTCTTCCTCAGATAAAGCCGTCTCCGCCACTTCCGGCTCACTTGTCTTCTGCTGCGGTGAAGTGCCTCGCGTAACGAGAACATAGCCGAGAACGCAAACCGCGATCTGGCAAGCCAGAATCAGCACCTGTAAAATCAGCCCAAGAATTGTTTCCATGTTGACCTCCTATTTCACATTGCCGGTATACCGAACCTTCTGGTCGATGCCGAGCACAGTCACGTCGCCGAAGGTCGAACCGCTTGTAATGATAATTTTGTAATAAACGAACTTCTTCACTTTCAGCTTGATCCGCTCGATCTGCGGCGCACGGTTTGTCAGGAACGACCAGTGAATAAAATTCACATGATCGAAGCCGGACAGATTTGAGGAAACCTCTTTCTCCGCATAATCGCTCTTTTTGTCAGAACGGGCCGAAATCAGAATCCGTGCATTCGTCGCGGGCTTCATCGAAACCCAGATAATAGAACTGGTTTTCCGCTTGAAGTCTGCGTTGAAAGACATATTCCCGGATTCGTACCGGGATTGAATCGGCTCTTCGTCGTCAGCTGTGTGTATATGGTCGAAATCGACCAGCCGCCCGTCCGAGAAGCCGAGATACATTTCCTTGCCATCAGCGCACCCACAGGCCGCAGGAAGCCCCGTGAACATATACCATGTATCGTTTTCGTAATTGTTGACCAGCACGGTTCCATCCGCGTCGTTCAGGAACACAAAGTATTCGTGCGTCATATTGTTGTCGAACGTGAAAATTTTCGTCACGTCGGCCTGATTCATAGTCTGCTGGACGCGGGCAGAAACGTTCTTGGCATTGCGCTCGTCCGCATAAAGCGTGGTCGCAAGCCTCCACTCGAAAATGTTGCCTGCGCAGATAGAGCGCGGGTAGTTGTTGACAAGCTGCACCTGTCCGGGCGCTTCGTTTCCGATCTCCCGGTGAATCGGGACAGTGTAGAAGCCCGCCGTTGTGCTGCCGTCTTCCAGCGTGATTGCAGAATAGCTGGTCGCATAAACCGCATCCGGCTTGAAAACCAGCAGCTTCGAGTAGTGCCGAGACATGGACGTGATCGGCGTGTTGGCCGTGCCAATCTGCATTTCGTACAGATCCGGGAAATACTCGGCGCTTGCTTCGCCGTCTTCCGTCACGCCGCAGTAATATGCCTTGTTGCTGCCGTCGCCGTACAGAAATACGCGCGTATCGGAAGATCCGTTGAAAAACTCGCTGAACCGCATTTTTTCAATCTTCCCGCGCAGTGTGTTTGCCACGTTATAGAAAATCTCGACATTGTTGCTGCCCTGCGCCGGGGCCTCCGTGAAAGTCACTGTTCCGGCCTCTTTATCAACCGTGAAGCCGGTCGTCTGCTCTGCATTTTCTACGAAAACGAAGTCAATGCTCGTGACATTCGTTTCCGGAAGCTGATAGACCGTGGATTCTCCGTCAGCAGAGAAGCGTACACGGCGTTTGCCCGTCAGCATATTGACTGGCTCCAGCGTTGTGCCGCCCCCGCCCGGTGCGGAAGCGGTCACAATGACTGGAACATATCCGCTTACGGTATCGACGTATCCGATCCCATCCCATACCAGATATTCCGAACCGTTCAGGATATACAATTTGTCGCCGAAGCCAAAAAACGCGGTCGGCGCATCAAGAATGTCGCCGATGTTCTCCGCTCCGGATTCTGTAATATTCCAAACTGCGCCGTCAGCTGCGCAAACGGTCACTTCGCCGCCCGCAACATAGCCGTGCCACATCCCGCGCACGGCTCCTGTAAAGTTGTGCAGCGTCTGAAAGCCCGGTCTGACGCGCAGATGATATTCACTTGTGATCTCGAAGTTCTTCAAAACGGATGCTTCGCCCATTTTCAGCTGCGTATCGCCGTCCGTGGACTCGTTCAGCCCCAGAAACTTCTTAATTGTAAAGATTTTGCTGTCGTCTTTAGTGGAAATTGTCGCCATAGTATTTATCCCTCAAAAGGAATAGGGCGTACATTGCTGTACGCCCTATGTTTTGCTTACGCATCGACCGCCTCAGCCATATCAGACCAGAACATGCCGGTCTTGAACGCCGCTGCGCGAATCGTATCACCAGCCGCAGAAGTCGGCTTAGAAGAAGAACTGTACTCAACCGCAGTCTTAGAGAAACGCGGGTCGGAGCCGTCAAGCGTGTACTTGATGGTCTCACCTTCGCCTGCGGTCAGCGTGACGGTGTGGCTGGAAACCGAAATCGTCGGTTTCGTACAGACCTTACCAGCCGCGCAGGCAACATAGATGCCGTTCGCCATGGTCGGCATAACGAATGCGTCGTACAGGAAACGACCTTCCACAAGCGCGCCGCTGTAGCCCTGCGGGTCGGTGTGCATTTTGTACTCATGCAGTTTCACAGGGGAAATCGCGGCGTTCTTGAACACCAGCATGAAGTACACGTTCGCGGGCATTCTCGCAATCTTCTTGACGGGAACGCCGTCAAACTCACCAACAATACCCTTGCCGAGTGCCTTTGCTGCCAGCGGCTCAATGTTGTTCCACTCGGAGGCAAGCTTGATGAACTTGTAATACTTCGGATTGATGTAGAACGTGCGGCCTTCCGCCGGAACGTTGTGCTCGTCAAGCGCGACGTTCGCATCAAGCATATTCTCGACAATCGTAGTCTTGGACGGTTCAGCCGAAAGAGCAACGTGCAGACCGGCCTTTTCTGCCCACTTGTCCATACGATAATTGTCGATTTCCGGGGTAACAACCTCGCGCATCTCGCGGCGCAGACATGTACCCGCTTTCTTGATGCCCATCTGCTCCTTCATGTCGCCCTTGTCGATAACGAAGGAGAACGAGCGGTCCTTTTCCATCGGGAGTTCGTACTCCACGTCGGTCAGGTCCTTCGGAGTGCCGTATCTGTTGCCGTTGCCTCTGCGGTTGTAGTCAACGAGCGGCACCGTGCCTACCTCGTGGAATCTGACAGACTTTACGCCGATAAATTCGCCGTCGAACTTCTTGCTGAACGAACCCTGCGTGTAGCTGTCCTGAAAAAATCTCTCCAGTACCTGACTGGAATACTTGTCTGCAAGATTGATAACTCCTGCCATATAGACCTCCTATTAGTCGTCGCTAAGGAAGCCCTCCAGGAACGGGTCTTTGCCGGTTTCCCGCTTTGTCGATTGCAGGCTCCCCAGCGATTTTTGTTTATTGCTTTCGTTTTTAGCTCGGATAGCCAGCTTTTCGTTGGCCTCCTTGAGTTGACGTTCCAACTCATGCCGCTGGTAATCGCCGTAAGCGTCTACCAGCAATTCCCCCCTGCCGACAGCCGACCAGACCTCTTGCGGAATGGTCTTGGGATCGACGCCCTTGAACTTCTCTTGGAACCGGCGGATATCCTCACGCTGCCGTGCTTCCGTCTCACTTTTGCGCGCTTTTTCCGCCGTGGTCGCCTGCAATCGGCGTTCTGCGTCCTCGCGCAGAATCCGTTCGCGCGCCACCTCCGGGCTAAGTCCTTGAGAAACGAGCATATTTGCGCGAATTGCGGTCAAAAACTCCGGAAGATCCTTCCCAGCTGCTTCCGCCGCCGCTTTCAGGGCTTCAAGAACAGGTGCATTCTCATCGCGGTACTTGGAAAGTTCCGCGTTCTCCTGCTGTAGCCGGTTGCGTTGCTCCGTTACATGGTCATAATTCAGACCTTTCTGCGCCAGTTCCGTTACCTGCTGCCGCGTATACGGCTTCGTTTCCTTGTTGTACTTGAGGTCGAACATTTGTCCGTCAGCGCCGTCCTGCTCGTCAGCAGCCGTGCCGTCTTCACCCTGCGCGTCCTCAGCGTCTGTGGATTCCTGCTCCTGCGAGGAGTCTGCCTGTTCCTCCGACTCGGGCTGGTTTCCGTCGCCGTCGTCCTCAGTCATGTCCTCGAATTCGCTCAAATCCACGTCGTAGTTGTCGTCGTCAACAACAACTTCGGTTTCGTTCTCGTTCATGGTGTCCTCCTGTATTTGGCTATGGTGGGCCAATTTAACGGCTATGGTGGGCCGTCAGTTTACGCATTTAGCAGAACAATCCGCCGTAATACGGCGTAATGTCCTCCCATTTGGACGCTTTCTTTGCCGCCAGACTCTGAATCAATTCAGAGTATTTGGAGTTGAAAAACGCCGCCATGGAATCATTTTCGCCCAGCAGCAAATGTGCCGCGAGACCGTAGGGCATGATGCCCTGTGCAAGCACGTCGTCCAGATCAATGACATCCGTAAAGTTCTTGATCTCCGCGCAGATATCGCGTGTCCCGTCTTCCTGCGCCTCGTAGGTATCAGAATACGGAAACAGTTCATGCCGCAGGATATTGAGAATCGACAGCGTGCGCAGCTTATATTCAGAAGTATCCGCCGTCGATGTTTCGCCAGTCGTTTCGTTCTGCTCGTCCATCAGATGGATCGCACGGGCAAATACCCAAGCTGCCGTTGTCGTGTTCATACCTAAACCCCTTTATGTACTCAATACCCAATATAGGAAGCGCTCGGCGCGCCGCCGGTCATGTACTCATCGTAGTCGTCCAGCCGGTCTTCTTCGTAGTCGTCCACCTCGACCGGCTTTTCCGGTTTCAGCGTCCGCATCACGCAGAAATAGCGCAGCGCGTCTACATCGTGTGTCAACTCGTGCGGCTGCTTGGCGCAGTCGTTCGGATTCTTTTCGTCGTGCTGAATCGCCTGCAAATCGTCAATCAGGCTTTTGCAGCTTTCGCAGATCAGAAGCCCCGGCTTCCCGTCCGGCAGCGGCTTCAGCATTTCCTTAACAGCCATAAAGCCCTGCACGCGGTTGTTCGCTGCTTTCAGAACCGGCAGGCCGCATTCGCCGAAGATCTGCGCCATTGTCTTGCCGGTATCCTTTTGTGTTGACCACATATCCGGCGGCGCAATCGTATATTCGATCCGCTCTCGCGCAGGCGTCAGCGAGATCGCCGCGCTTGCCGCCTCGGAGACAATCAACCGCGTTTCGTTGTATTGCCGGTACACATAGCAGCGCCCGGTAAAATCGACTGCCACCCATAGACAGGCGAACATATCAAGGCCGTAGTCAAATGCCCGGTATTTCGCCCAGCGCGGGTCAATCGGAAAATCTTCCGGGAAGGTATGCACCCCGCGCCGGAATTCCGGGAAGAAGCCGCCGGACAACGCATCCCAATCGCCGAAGCGGTGCGCCCTGCGCACATCCTCTGGCAGAAGGTCAAGCGCGTTGACGTAATCGGGCGATCCCTCCAACAGGTCAACATTGTCCTCGACAGTCGCCTTGATGAATAAATAATCGTCCGGATTCTCGTTCGGCAGAAAGTCCCGCATGACAAACAGGCGCTTCACCCACTGGTGGCCGATGCCGCCGGGGTTACAGGTCAGGTACATCCGCTTCGGAAACGGCGTCGCGCCACGGCAGCAGGCCGCGATTCCACGGAATTCCTGCTCTGTGAACTGCGTCGCCTCTTCGATGAAGATCCAGTCGTATTCCTGACCCTGATATTTACCGGCAACAGCAGAGCCGAAGCCGTCCATATTGCCGAACTTGATTGTCGAGCCGTTTTTGAACGACAGAAGATGCTTCTGCACGTTATACACGGCGACGGTCTCCGGAACCAGTTTTACAATCGGGTCGATTACGCTGTTCTCAAGGTCTTCATACCGGCGTCTGAGAATCAGTATTTTAAGCCCCGGATAGTACAGGCAAGCGCCGACCGGTTTTCTCTGCGTGCACCAGCTTTTCCCGCCGCCTCGCGCACCGCCGTAACAGGTGTATTTCACCGTCGAGGCAAAGAATTGCCGCTGCGGTTCGCTGTTCGGCTTGCCGAGGTCGATTTTCACGGTCTCGCCCGGTGCTGTTCGCTTGTACGATTGCTTGCCCATGCAGTACCTCTGTGCTGTGCTCGTCTTGCCTGCCGGGTGTTCCTGGCACCCGACAGAACAAGAGGAAAGGAAGTAATGAAGGAGGATTGCCCGCTTGCTTAAGGCAGGCAAGACCAACACAACACGGTCTTTTTGTCTGGTTTTTTGAAATTTTCAGAGGCGGGTTTCCGGAAGGGTGCCGCCTGTTTTGTAGCTACCCCACTTTGGGAGGGGGAATACGCGTGGGTTTAATCATATATATACATAGGAATGAAATTCCCCGCCTCTTTTCCACCACCCCTCCCTATGCCCGCTTCCTTGCTTGGGGCTGTGCGCACTCACGCACGGACGAGGCAGGGCAGGCGCGGGGGCCTTAATGGCCTGCGGCCCAGGGCTACAGATGCACACGCACGCGCAGCACGCAGGCGCGCAGACATTATGCAGCGTTATGCACTGCTGAAGGTATGTATATTATACGAAGTATGCACGAATATTTGTATATTGTTGTGATATCTATAATAAACTATGCGTTTTCAGAACTTCTCAAGAATTATGAACGCCACAAAATAGATATTTGGTGGCGTTGGCTATTTGAACGCGTCCATGTCGCCCGGTTTGCTGCCGAACACAACATTAACCTGCACAGCCGTATTGCCGCCGATCTGCTGCATTTGCTCTTGAATAAGGAGATTCCGCATTCCGATCAGCTGATATGCGCTACAATCACCCATGCGCTCCTCGGCTAAATCAAGCATCTTATCCGATAGCCGCTGAACATTGGGGAGACACCGCCGCATATAATCCTGCATCGCCGCAGACGCGTCTTTTTTTAAGTCGGCGATGGCCTGTTTATTATCTGGATCAGTTACAATCGCTTTTGCTGTTGCCCTGTTAACTCCCGCCTGGCGCGCGGCCTCCGAATAATCGCCGGACACAACATAACTTGCCATTGCTGCGGCCTGCTGCTCCGGCTTGATCCGCTTCCCCGTGGATGCCATGCCCTGCCCTCCTCGCATTAAACTTGCGCTTGCGCGTCGCGCTGACGCTTGCAAGCTCGCTTGCAGCGCTGCGCTGCTAGCGCAAGCATAACAGCAAAATTGAATGATAGAGAAATTCTTCCCTACAGTGAAAACGCCGGAAAGCCTTGATATCACAGGGCTAACCAGCGTTTTAAAATAGAGAAATAAAAGGGTTGACACGCAGGGAAGAAAAT